AAGGCTCCCCAGCCAAAGACCAATCAAACGGTGTCGGTCGAAGTATCTTCACACACCGACCGCCAAACCGCCAACCCCTCACCGGACCACCAACCCCCCGGCCCTTGCATTTTCCTAGATATAGCGCTATATCGCCCCCTCGGGTGCTACCGCCTGTGACCCTTGTGTGACGCTTTCCCCAGCCAGCACGGTTCACAACTCAGGCGGTAGCCCCGGTTCGTCTAAGATGGTCCAAACTTTCATCGGCCCGACATCCTCCTTGGTTGTCGGGCCGATCTTTTCGTCGTATCCTACAGACACCGACAACACAGGACGTGACCCCCATGAATGGCACATCCGACCGCGAACAGCACAAAGAGCTCGCCCCCGGCCGCACCCCCCGCTCCGGCGCGATCGACGAGCGCACCTCCTCTTCCGGCTGGAGCGATATGCCGCCAGTCACCGAGCCCACCAAGCCGGCCGGCACTCCGCCGTCCCAGGGCGGCAGCAAGAAGTAATCCCGATGCAAGTCGTCGACTGTGAAGCGCTCCGGCGCGAGATCAAACCGCTCGCCGATAAGCTGATGGCTCTTCGCCGGGCAGCCGACCACAGTAACGGAGAAGCGGTCGCCAACGTCATGCTGGCCTATCGCCACCTTGAAGACGCCTCGATGCGCCTCGGCAAGGCGATCCAGGCGCTCGATGGCGGGATCAGCGTCTACGACACGTCCCAGGTCCCAAAGAGCGCGGCGTGAAAACCAAACTGCCCCCGGCTGTCGCCTCGCGGCTGCGTCGGCAGCAGAGCCGCTACGAGGACACCCCCACCGATATCCGCGAAGATAAGCGCGGTGCCAAGCGCCTCGGCCTGACCCCGGCCCAGTACGAGCGCACCCCGCAAGACCGCCGTGAGGATGCCGCCGGCCAACGCCGTCTAAACAGCCGTGGCAGCCCCACAGCCCGCAAATAAAGAGGGACTACTCGCATCGGTCAGCGAAAAGCTGATCCGCGCTCTGCCGCCAGCTTTTCTTCTGCTCGTGCTGCTCAACATCGTTTTTCTCGGGGTGGCGTCCTACGTCTTCCAGCACAACACCCAAGCCAGAAACGAGATGATCCAGCGCATCATCGAAAATTGTCTAAAACGGGACTAACGTGACTGAGGGCTTTCACTGCCCCAATTGCGGCCTGACCAAAACTCGCGTGGTCAACACCAAAGCCTGGTTGACCAACCGCGCGTCGAGCATCGCCCGCCAGCGCAAGTGCTCGCGCTGCAACCAGATCTTTCACACTGTCGAGCGCCTGCATGAGCGCCCGGCCAGAAAGCTCACCCCGCGCAAAGCCAGTCAGATCCGGGACGCGCACCACGCCGGCACGTCCCAAGCTTCGCTTGCGCGGTCCTATGGCGTCTCGCGCAAGACCATCTACAACGTCGTCAACAACGATCAGTGGCTGTCCTTCACCTAGTCGGCTTTTCCGACAAAGCCGCAGATCGCGCAACGCTTAAGCTCGTCTGGCTGGCACGCGTCGCCGCTGGCGAGCGCCGACAAGCAGGGCGTCGATATTTTGCGGATCTCGTCGTCGCCCCAGACCTGCCCCGCGACCTCGGCGCACCTGAACACAAAATCCGCCACCTTACCGTCGAGGTTGTCACGCGAGATAAACGCTGCGAGCAGGAGGAGGGTGTTGACGAGTTCCGGCACCACCTCATGCGGCGTAGTACCGCCCGAATACTCGTCCTGTATCCCAATGACCGCCTTTCCGATCTTCGCGAATAGATCAGCGCGGTCCTCAACCGTAAACAGCCTCATGCTCGCCCTCTAGTTGTCGTTGCTTGGGCGCGGACGCATCACTAGCCAAACCCACCAAAAACGCGGTCACGACGCGATCCGAACCGCGATCATCAGCACCACGGCCCAACCCACCCATGTCAACAACGATGCCAGCACCGCGATCAGCAGCCACGATGGCGGTCGCCACCGCGGCGGCCACCACCGCCGCGGTCGCGTCCCGTGAATAGCAAAGTTAACCGGTGTCTCCATTTCCCATCACCCCACTTTGCGGAAGATCCGGGCTAGCCGGCCGGTATATGACAACCAGAAGCCAAACACCCCGCCCAGCAGCCCGACCAGCAAGTTTAGCTCGTCGTTGTTCATCAGCTGGAAAGCCGACCAGAAAGCCGACCACAGCCCCGACACGACGATCGCACACACGATCGTCGTCAGAACTACACTCATCACCCGCATCACCGGAACCGCCTGTTAGCCGCCCGATCCAGCGCGCTGTCGGCTTGATGGTGGGCGTAGTGCGCTTCCAGCGTGGCGTATGTGTCCCCAACGAGTTGGGATACATCGAACAACGACGTCCCGGCCCGCAGCGCCAGCGTGATAAACGTGTGCCGCATGGTGTGCGACGTGACCCACGGCCAGGGTGTGGTCTCTACAAACTTCTTAAAACTGGCCCCCATGTCGACCGCGTCAATGACGCGGCCCCAGCGCTCAGCTACCGGGATCGCATCCAATACCGGAAACAATCGATCACAAATCGGCACCAGGACGCGGCGTTTATTGGTCACCTTCCGCTTCGGGTCACGGAAGTCGATCCGCCGCGCCTTCATGTCGATGCGGTCCCATACCAGTTCCTCGATCGCCTCCTTGCGTGCCCCGGTGTTGAGCCCGATCGCCACAAACCGACCCACACGCGGCACCCGCCATGCCAGCGCCATCGCTAGAAACTTCTCTTCGCACACCTCGTCCAGAAACTTCTTCTCCGGATAGTGCACCGGCCCCATCGCGACCCGGGGAACCTCCCCCGCCGCGATCAGCCCGCCCTTGTCGGGGTGTGCTGCCCAGTTGAGCGCCGCCAACAGCGCGCCCACCTCGCGCTGTACTGTCGATGCGGCGGCCACCAAGCCCCGCTGAGCACGCCATTCCCGCAGTGGCTTCCCGCTGAGTTCCACAGGGCGCAGCCCACTCAGCGGGCTCTGCCGCCACCTGTCGAGCACCCAGTATTGCGACTGGTGCACCCCCCTCCTCCGAGCGTCGAGAAGATATTTATCGATGCACTCCCCTACCGTGGGGGTGGCAAACAGTTCCACCACGGCGTCCCGGCTTTTGAGCCACTGCCCAAAGATGCTGTCGGCTATCGCCCGATCAGCCGTGCGCGTACTAAGGTTTCGGCTGCGCGTTTTGCCGCTGCCGCCGCCGCCGGGCTCACTCCACCTGATCTCCCAATATCCGCGGTCGTTTTGGGCCAAGTAAGGCTGTGTATACATAGTAGAAGGTCCTTTGCTTTGATCGTTATTGGTTTCCCCGGCATCCACGCTAGCTTGCCCGCCCGGCGCAGCCGTTGAATCTTCTTGACCGAGCACCGCATGATTTGAGCGCATTCACCCTGCGTCAGCAGAGCGCGCATCGGGACGCGCTCCAGCGTCTCGCTTGAGTGCCCGGCCAATATCCTTAAGAGCTCGGCGTTGCGGATGCGTGTCACTTAAAGCACCCCACACGTAATCGCGGATATCAAAGACCAGCGACCCTCGCGGAGCACTTCAGCCTCCGTGTCGATGAGGCGCGTGATCAGAATAGCTAGGTCAGCATTCACATGATCCGGTCATCGACCTTCAGCCGTGCCGTGCCATCCGCGAGAAGCTCTAACTTTATCTCACCCGTCATTCATTCATCCCCCTCGGCTTCTTCGCGTTCTATCTGTCGTTGGCGCACCTTTTCGTAGAGCGCCAAAAACTCCTGCGCATCGGCTAACGGGCAAACCAAGTTCAACGAGATTTGCATCCACCCCGGCCGGCCGAACACGGAAACCATATTGATTTCGACCTGATGGGCTCGTGTGCGCGTCAACGGGCGTGCGGCCATTTCTTCCGCCCCTAGCAAGTCCTCGGTCGTGCAACCAAGCGCGGCAGCGATTTTATTAAGGTTGTCGGTCTCCGGTATCCCTGCCCCGGCTAGATATGCTGAGATCCGATCCCGGTTGCGGGCGACCTCGTAGCCCCGTTTATCCTTGACCGTGCCCCACACCTCGCGGGCCAAGTCACTTTGCTTCATGCCTTTGGCTTGCATCAACCGCGCTAAATTATCGGCAAAATCCTTTTGTATTTTGACCATTTCCGCGCTGGGTGGCGTCTTGAGGCGCATCATCGCCGTCAATGCCGTCGTGTTGGTTTTTCCGCTGCCGTAAGATGCGTCGATAACATCGGTGTGCATGATGGGTTCCATGTTTGGTTGTTGTCGTTTAGACTGGTGTCGTGTCGTGTCCTTTGTGCTGCTACTACGTTTTTGTCTTGTTGTCGATGGTTTTTTCGGGGTTCTCATCATGCGCCTCCTCGGAGTCGATCCAGGGTTGCAGGGTGCTTTGGCGTTCTATGACATAGAGTTAGCCTCGCTTTTGCTAATCGATATGCCAATCATACGAACTCGTAATAAGACACAGCTTATAGACGCCGAGATCGTGTCCTCGATCCGTTCTATGCGGCCGGATGCCGCGGTCGTGGAGCTCGTCCACGCCATGCCCAAACAGGGTGTCACCAGCACGTTTAACTTTGGCGTCGGCTTTGGCGTCCTGCGCGGCGTCCTGGCGGCCTTAGACATTCCGGTGTCTTTTCTGACGCCGCAGGAGTGGCGTCGTGTCGTCCACGTGCAGGGCATCGCGGGAGACAAAGGTGCGTCGCGGCTGCGAGCCATGCAGCTATTCCCCAAGCAAAGCGAGCAGTTTGCGCGGGTCAAGGATCATGGCCGGGCCGATGCGGCATTGATCGCCTATGCGTTTTTGACCTTACACAAGCAGCTTTAAGCACACACCGATGCCGCCCCTGCGTGTGTCCCCGACATCGAGAAAGATAATCCCGGCGTCCTCGAACGCCCGTTGCAGCCGCAACAGATTGTCCGCTCGCATCGAGCTTACGCCGCGGGTCGCCTCGGCACGTTGGATCGACGACGTGCTGAGCCCCGATCGTCCTGCCAACTCCGCACCGGTCCATCCAAGTAGGCCGCGGGCTGCACGTATCTGGGCGCCGGTAATCATACGCGGCTGATTTCAACAGGTTCGGTAGGCGGCGCAACGCAATTGGGTTTTTAACATCAAGCTCGGGTATTTTACGCCATATAGCGTGACGCTACATACCGCGTTTGTGATTGATAAAGGGCGACCTTAAAGGTTGGTAATACCGGTTGCGTACATTAAATACACGCTTGACGTAATCCCGTCGCAGTGCTGTCATGCGGTGTCGTATCAAACACGGCCAACCAAATGACAGCAGCCCTGGCCCTTCGCCAGCGGCGGTCTACCGCCGCCGCCACCAACCCCGCCGTCGCGGCGCTGCGTGTTTACCAACACGAAGCGATCGATTGGTTGCTGAACACGACATCGCTCAACCATAACCGGTTCCTGGTACTCGACCCCGGTCTTGGCAAGACCGCGATCGCCATCCGCGCGGCCTATCTCGCGGGAGCACAAAACGTTCTGGTGATCTGCCCGGCCATCGCCCGCATCATCTGGGCGGCCGAGCTTATTAAATGGTGGCCCACCGACAACATCTTGATCCCCGAGTTGCTCGTCGTGCAACCTGGCACCAGTATCCGCCGCCCGGTCCCGAGACCTGGCTGGACGGTGATCGCCTACTCGAACCTCTCGATCACCAGCGACCCCTGGCTCCGACGTCTCGCCAAACTCGACTGGGACGTCGTTATCATCGACGAGTGTCAGTATCTCAAGGGGGCCAGCAACCGCACCCATGCGGTCTATGGCGGTCGCTTAGATGCTCCAATCGGTTCCCTGGCAGGAACCACCAACAAGGTCTGGTTGCTGTCGGGCACACCCGCCCCGAACCATGCGGGAGAGCTCTACCCCCATCTCAAAGCGCTTTTCCGTGAGGCACTGCCGGCGGCAGTGCGAACCGTGTTCGAGTTCGAGAACCGCTTTTGCAACGTCCAGGACACGGTCTATGGCCGGCGGATTACGGGATCGAAGATCAGCGCAATCCCCGAGCTCCGTGACCGGCTGCGTCCCCATGTCTTCAGGCGTCGACGCGAGGACGTGCTGACCGATCTGCCGCCCTTAGCCTTCTACGATACGCCGATCGATGCCGAGAACACCCTGCCTCTCCCTCTGGGCACGGCCACACTCGATAATCCGGATGATGATGACCAGCTGATCGCAGGGCTCCAACGCAACGAAGCTGCACTGGCGACCGGGCGGCGCGCTCTTGGTGAGAGCAAGATCGCTGCAAGCGCAGCATTCTGCGAGGAAACCCTCCTCCAGATGGCGCCCAACCACCAAAAACTCGTAGTTTTCGCCTATCACCGCAGCGTGATCCGTGGTCTGGCGGCCGAGCTCAGTGAGTTTGCCCCCGTTGTCATCGACGGGTCCACGTCCCAGCGTGACCGCGAAATAGCCATCACCCGCTTTCAGCAGGACGTGAGCAGAACCCAAATCCTGATCGGTCAGATCCAGGCGGCCGGCACGGCCATCACCCTCACCGCGGCGCATACCGCGGTCTTTGTCGAGACCTCTTGGGTTCCGGCCGAGAACTATCAAGCCGCCTTGCGCATCCACCGCCTTGGCCAGGCCAACGCCTGCACCATTCATTTTCTTTACGTCCCCGGCTCGCTCGATCACCGGATCATGCGCGCCTATCGAAGAAAGGCCAGTGAACTCAGCCATTTGTTTGAGCACTTTTAACCCCCTCGCCTGACAGATGGGCTCGGCCCGAGTGATGGTGAAGAAGAACACCCCGACAGGGAGGCAGTTTTGATAAATATCACGTTTGGTGGTGAAACCCTTGACGAGGCCAAGGAAGACTTCTGTCGCATAGGACGCGGTCTTTTTAACCTGGAGATTAGCGAAACCTCCGCTGGCACTGCCGGCGGTAACGGTCTCGACACTGCCGAGATCGAGCCGCCAACACCGACCCGTCGCCGCCGTGGTCGCGAGGCCGCGGCAGCTGGTGCTGCCGCGCCGCCGGAGGCCGAGCCGGAAGCCGAAAACCTCGATCCCGGCGATCTGCGCACCAAGGTCATCGACCTCCTCCAGCAGTGCTATCGCCACAACAAGATCGGCGCCAGCAAGGTGGTCGACCTCCAGAAGCAATATGACGTCAAGCGTTTCGCCGAGGTCCCCGACGCCAAGCTGGCCAAACTCTACGACCAGGCGAAAGCCCTCTGGGCCGAGCTTAATGGCGCGGCAGCACCAGCTGCCGCAGCCGCGGCTGACACCGGGCCCTTCTGATGGCGGTTGCGCACTCTCTTTTAGGTGCGTCCTCCGCGTCTCGGTGGATGACGTGCCCTGGTAGTTTTCGCGTAGCGAAAGCCGTGACCGACCCCGCGGGCTCATCCCGTTGGGCGGCCCAGGGCACCGTCGCCCACACCGTCGGCGAGCACTTGCTGACCCACGGCGGTCCGATCGACCAGTTTCTCGGTCAGACCCTCTACCATGACGGCCACGCCATCCTCGTCGACCAGGAGATGGTCGAAGCGGTCGAGATCTACCTCAACACCGTGCAGCCGATCGTTGCCGAGGCTGACGTCTGGGCGGCCGAGCAGCAAGTGAACCTAGCCAGCTATTGGTATCCCGCCCCCACCCCGGTCGATCTCTTCGGGACGTGCGATCTCCTGGCCTACAGCCGTCGTCGCCGCCGGCTGACCATCGTCGACTACAAGAACGGTGCCGGTGTCTACGTCTCGCATCTCGACAATCTCCAAATGCTCTACTACGCGGCGGGTGGCCTGGCAGCGCTTCAAGCTTGGGACCCCAAAGCCGACCCGCTTGAGGTCGAGATGATTATCGTGCAGCCCCGCGTCCCGGGCCGTGAGGCCGTGCGCAGCTACGTCCTGCCGGTGATCGATATCCTCTTGTGGGTCGAAACCGAACTTAAACCAGCCGTGGCGGCCACCCAGCAAGACGACGCCAAGCTCATCATGGGCGACCACTGCCGGTGGTGCCCCGGCCGGGTGATCTGCCCGGCCTTGCAGGCGGCTAAGCTGCGCGCCACCCAGCGCGCCTTTAGCCCGATCGCCGACGATACTCTCACCGACGCCACCCCGGCCGAGCTCAGCGATTATCTTGACGACGCCGAGCGGTTGGAGGTGTGGATCCAGGGGGTGCGTGAGCTCGCCCAGCAGCGCATCGAGGACGGTACTCCCGTACCGGGCTGGGGTCTCGTCCCGACACGTCCCAGACGCGTCTGGGTCGACGAGAGCCAGGTCGAAACCCTCTTACGGTCGAATGGCGCCAACGATATCTGGGAGAAGCCCAAGCTGCGCTCTCCATCACAGATGGAGAAGCATGTCGGCACCCGCTCCTGGCGTGAGCTTCAGCCGCTGATCGAGGCACGCTCGTCGGGCGTGAAGCTCGACCGTCAGACCCAACTGATCGATCCGTTTGAACGGATCGACGAAAAGGACGCGGCATGAAAGCGGCCCCGAACATCACGGCGGATAGGGAGCTTATTCGTCACGGTGCCGAATTGATGCGGGAAGGCAACACCGCTGAATACAGCAAGGGCTACGCTGCGGGCTATGAAGCAGCGTCCGTAAACGTGCGGCAGGCGTTGCGTAAAATTTTAGCCCCGTGGATTGGTGGAAACATCGGCTTTGACGAGTGGTGTATCGAGGTTGATCGCTGTTTCCCCGATCATAACGTCGAACTGGACGAGCTATGAAAGCCGCGAAGATCTGCACCAAGGCCGGCGAGCTCGTCAGGGGAGATCGTGCCGCTCTTCACGGTGACAAGGCGATCAACCTTCAGAACATCGCGCACATTTGGAACGCCATTCTTGTTGCCAAAACGGTTCGGGATGGCCATCGCGGGCTCAACGCCCTCGATGTCGCCAATATGCTTGAAGCCCTCAAGATCGCACGGCGATACGCCGGCTCTCATAACATCGACGATTATATCGACGGCGCCGGCTATGCCGGCTGCGCCGGGGAGATCGCCAGCACCTTATCAACGTCCCCCGTGAAACCGTAAACCGAGGAACCGACAGATGGTTAATGTTGTCCAGACCCCCACCGGTATTCTCTCCTACCCGCACTTCTTCAAGCCACGCCCGGTCGTCGAGGGCGGCCAGCCGCGCTATTCGGCCAACTTGATCTTTGATGAGGTCACCCAGAAGGATCCGGCCTATCTCGCGCTGCGCAAGCTCGCCAACCAGGCCGCGGTCGATTTCTTTGGTGATAAGATGAAGGACCCGCGCTTTGTGGCGCGTCTGCGCAAGCCGTTCCGCGAGTGTGCCGATAAGGCCGGTGTCGCCGGCTACGACGTCCCCAACGGCAGCTTTATCGCGGCCTGGTCGAGCCAGCCGGTCAAGATCGTCGGCCCCGACACCCACGAGATCACCGTCCCCGGGGACGTCTTCCCGGGCCAGCGGGCCCGCTTTCAGGTCTCTGCCTTTGCCTATGACCAGGGCGGCAATATCGGTGTCAGCTTTGGCCTGCAAGGGGTGCAGATCACCCGCCGCAACATGCCGCGGCTGGATGGCCGCGCCACCCTGCCTTGGGATCGTTCGAGCGAGGAGGATGACGACAATGCCGACGCTTTCGGGAACACCCCGGCCACCGCCGGAGCCGACGACATCCCGTTCTGGCAGCCTCTCGTCATCGCTGCCTGACTACGACGAGGTTATCCACGAGGCATGTTGGCTGCTCGACCGGGCGATCAACGATCACCGCAGGGCGCAGCTGGAGGCCGAGGGGCAGCTATCGCGGAATGCGACCTACTACACCCCTCACGAGCGTTGGGGGTTCATCAAAGAAGCCAGGCGCCTCCTGGCGGGGTTGTGATCCCGGCGATGCTCGATCTCTTCGCGCCGACCTACGCCGACCTCCCCGCCGGTCTCTGCCGGAGCCTCCTCAAGGCCCCCGCGGCCGGCGGGTTGACGCTGCGCGAGGCGATCATCATGCACTGCGTCCTGGTGGCACCCGAGCCGCCCACAGTCGGGGATATCGCCCGGCTGATCCACGCCCCCCAACCCAGTGTCACCCGCAGTGTAAACCGCCTAGCGGAGCTAGGTTTTGTTCGTCGCCAGGCGCGGGCCGCGTACAACCGCCGCGGTCTCGTGCCAACGCTTAAAGGCCAAGAGCTCCTGCAATGAGTGAAATGAGTAAGGTGAAACCGGATGCGCTGCAAGCCGCCCGCTCCCTGCGCAGTATTGAGGTCGAGTTGCCGGATGGCTGGAAAGTTCAACGTATTATTACAGAGTGGGGCTTAGGCCGCATTGCAGCGGTTATCGATGCTTTTGCCGCCGAGGCGGTCGCGGCCGAGCGCGAGCGCATAGCGCAGCGGGTCAGTGAGAGAGAAATCGTGCGGCTTAGTGTTGGCCGCGATCCGCTCGTGGAAGTGAACGAGATCATCCAAGACCTCGCGCACGACATCGCGACTGACTGGGAAGATTATGTTGATGAGTGAGTTTTGCACCGCTGCGTGATCGACATCGAGACCGGCTCGCTGGCCGATCTCCCCAAGGTCGGGGTCGACGCCTATGCCGAAGACCCGTCAACGCGCGTCCTGTGCCTGGCCTACCAGTTTGACGACGACCCGATCGAGGTTTGGTATCCGGGGCAGCCGGTCCCCCGCATCAATCACCCTGGCACTACCTACGTTGCCCACAACGCGGCGTTCGAGATCGCCATCTGGCGGCATGTGCTGACTGGCTACGGCTGGGGCGACTGCCCGCCAGCGCATCAATGGTCGTGCACGATGGCCCGATCGCAGTATCATGGTCTGCCGGCGGCGTTGGACGACGTTGCCCTTGCGCTCCGCTTTCCCCCCTCCATGCGCAAAGACGCCGCCGGCAGGCGCGTGATGATGCAGTTGATGCGCCCGCGCAGCCTCTACCCGACGCCGCGCTGGTGGCACGAGGATGCCCCGGCCAAGTTCGATGCCCTCTGCCGCTACTGTGTTCGGGACGTGGAGATCGAGGCCAAGCTCGATCGCATGCTCCCCAAGCTGCCGACTACCGAGTTCCATCTCTGGCTCATCAACCACGCGATGAACATGCGCGGCGTGCTCTTGGACACCGATCTGATCGATCGCATGCAGCTGATTGTCGACAGCGAAACATCGCGCCTCAATACCGAGCTCGCCGGGGTCACCGCCGGGCGGCTGCAATCGATCAACCAGGTCACTAAGATCAAGAACTTTCTGGCGGCAGAGTACGACCTGAAGCTCGACGGCCTGGACAAGGATGTCGTGGCCCACGTCCTGGCCACTGATCCCTTTCTCACCCCGTTCGCCCAACGCATCCTGGAGATCCGCGCCGAGGCCGCCAAGACGTCGACTGCCAAGCTGGCCGCTATGAAGCGGTCCACCTCCGGCGACGGCTATGCCCGTGGCCTGTGGCGCTATTACGGCGCGTCCCGTACTGGCCGTTACAGCGGGCAACGTATCCAACTACAGAACCTCGCCCGGCCGACGATCAAGTCGACCGCGGCGGCGATCGACCTCATCCTCAAGGACGAACCCGCCGACGTGCTCAACATGCTGTTCGAGGATACCCCTCTCGGGGTGGTCTCCTCCTGCCTGCGCGGTTGCATCGTCCCAGAACCGGGTAACCTTTTTGCGGTCGGCGACCTGTCGCAGATCGAGGCCCGCATCGTCGCTTGGCTCGCCGGCCAGCAGGACGTGCTCGACGTCTACGCTAGTGGCGAGGACGTCTATGTCTGGACGGCCAATCAGGCAGGTTCGACCAATCGCCAGTTAGGTAAAGTTATCCGCTTGGCGCTGGGTTTTGGCATGGGCTCGACCAAGTTTGTCGAGACCGCGGCGACCTATCAGATCGTCTTGAACGATGTTCAAGCCGCGATGATCGTCGACGACTGGCGGGCGAGCAGCACCCATATCGTTGAGTTCTGGTACGAGCTCGGCTCCGCGGCAATGGCAGTCGCCACCGGCCGCGACGGCTACCACGAGACCGTGGGCCGCATCGGCCTCGAACGCCGACGCAAGGCGATGGTGATGCATCTGCCCTCCGGCCGCGAGCTCTTCTACCAATATATCGATTGCCTGTGGGACCCCGACCGCGGTCGCTTCCGGCTGGTTTACGAAGGGGTCAACCAATACACCAGGCGGTGGGAGCGGATCAGCACCTGGGGCGGCAAGCTCGTTGAGAACGCCACTCAGGCTGTGGCCCGAGACGTACTGACCGATAGCTTACGAACCCTCTTCAGAACCGGGCTCGACATCGTCGGGACGGTGCACGACGAGCTCATCGTCGAGAGCCCCGCGGCTCGTGCGGCGTGGGACCTGTCGACCATGCTGACGGTGATGAAGACGACGCCGGCTTGGGCGCCGGGTCTACCGGTCGGGGCCGAGGGGCGAGTGGTTGCAAGATACGGCAAATAGGAGGGTTTAAATGGGCGAAAGCAAACGCCGTAGTCGAGCACGGCAAGACTGGGAAGCATCAGGGCGAAAACTCGGCGATGCGCCAGTTGAGGAGCAACACTATGCCCCGATGGTGGCGCTGATACAGGCGGCCGACGAACTGTTCAATGGTAAGATCGGCGGTCCTGATCGCAAGATCGGGATCGTGATGATGGTGTTTCCCTTTGAGGGATTTGACGGCCGTTGCAACTATGTCAGCAACGGCGCTAGCCGTGAGGATATCGTGATCCTGATGAAAGAGATGATTGCGCGGTTTGAGGGTCAGCCCGAGATGACGGGTCGTGCATGAGGGCTGACTGGTCGCATATCGAGAAATACCGGATTATCAAACCGGGTCATCGGTACTGGAGTATCAAAGGTGATCCTTTTGGCGCGTTCATTGTCCAGAAGCCGACCGGGCTGCTACGCATCATCGCGTCGGCTGGCGACGAGACGATGCCGTGGGAGCACGTCAGCGTCAGCCTGGAGGACCGCTGCCCAACCTGGGCCGAGATGAGCTTCGTCAAAAGCCTCTTCTGGGGACCCGGCGAAACTGTCATGCAACTCCATGTGCCTGATGTCGATCACAAGAACCATCACCCGTTCACATTGCATTTGTGGAGGCCGCTTAACGCGGATATCCCGCGCCCGCCAAATATCGCGGTAGCACCATGACGAAATGAGCTAAACGTAAGATGCCGACCAGGAATGGCCTGGCCGGCATCCACGAGAGGAGGACTGTGATGCTAGCACATCGCAAGCTCCTGGTTTTGATAGTGGTCATTCTTGGCTTTCGGGTCAAGCTGATCGTCTACCGATAACAGGGGGGAACTGGCCGGGTCCAAACCGGTCGGTTCCTCCCCTCGTTTAAGCCCTAAAATGTCCACTTGTGTCCAAACAAAACGCTTTGGCGGTCTCTGTGGATAACCATATTATTCGGCAATATCAAAGAGTTGGGTTGTAGAATTTGTCTTGCAAGACACTTCCTACAATCGTCCTAATTTAGGACGCCACGTATTGCGTTTTTTGGCACGTAACCTCTTGATGTATATTGCAAATCCATTGTCGGTTTACTCCCAACAAATGCGCCATTCCCGCTCCGGTTTTTGTCGTGTCGTGTCGAGTGCAAATTCGCACTTTATTGATATTCCATAATTAAAGACAATTTTGTCTTGCGATGTTCTCATTTTTGGGTGTCGCATAAATGGCGCGCCGATGGTGAACGGGGGCAAAACGGGGGCAGAACAGCGGCGTATTCGGGGCGGCTAAAACGGGTTTTGTCCAGTGGTGTAATATGCGACACTAGCCGACAGGAGGTGACCGATGCCATCCAAAAAGACCGTCAAAGACCCCTACCCCGGCGCATTTGACACAAAGCCGCGGCCCCAAAACATCACACGGGCCCTGCCGCGGGATGCGACCCGTATTCGTAATACGGGCTCGCCGGTCGGGCCGGAGCACCCGCGCACGGTGCCCAAGGGCACCGGTACGAAGTCGCCGTTATGAGTGCGGAGAAAGCCACTGTGCGGCTGGCGGCAAGCCGCGCTCATCGCGCCCGTGTTCAGGCCGAGGCGGCGATGGCAGACTTCAATACCGCGCTCGACGCGCTCGATGCGGCCATCGCCGCGATGGGCGATTACAAGGTCGAGCAAATCATGCCGATCGCTTATGACAGCCTGGGACGTCCGGTCTATTCAAAGCCGACGAGCAAGGAACTGCCCGACACCCCGCAAAGCGGGGACAGCGAAATCGTCGGCTATCCCCAAGAGCCCTGACGCCAGCGAGCCGGCGCCGGCCTCGCTGCCCTGTTTTTGTTTTGGCTGCGGGTGGTAATAGCGCTGTTGTTGCTGCTCGCGGGTCAGAGGCTTGCTGCTTTCGCCCTTTGCCCCGGCGATAGACCGGGCAAACAGGTCCGACGCGGTCATCGACGTCCCATATTGTCCTAAGAGGGACAGGAGGTAGGACGCACGAGGACCACCCGGCAGCGCAGCCGCCACGGTGGCGCTAACCGGCATGCCGATTAGCGTCCAGAGGCCGCGCAGCATGCGGTATTCCGACGTATTGGTCTCGGCGCTGCCCCCGCCGGTGGCCCAACCGACGATGTCCTGTAAGCTCTCGGCAAAGACATTGGCCTGGGCGCCTAGCGCCAGCGACGAGATTTCGTGTTCGTACCTGACGTGGGAGATCGCGTTAATCAGCGGGTCGGCGACACCACCAAGACCGATGCGCGAGAACGCCAGCGCCATGATGTTCTCGATGTAGCTGCCATCCTCCAGCCACTGGTTGGTGCGGTCGGTATCGAACAGCAGCTGCCGCAGCATCGTCGTCGGCAGCTGGATCATCATCATCCCGGCGAGCGAGGTGGCGGCATAGCCGGCCCACTTCGCCGTCCCGCTCAGCGTGCCCTGGACCTTGCCAAGCCGACCGCGCTCATAGGCCATTGTGGTAAACCAGCGATTAAAGAACGGATTGAGCACGGCCCGCTGAAAGCCAAAGTTGTACGATTGCAACCCGTAGATCCATCGCCCTAGCGCGGAGTTTGCACCGCGCGCCTTCTCGGAGGCGATCGGCTCGATCACCGTCTTCTCGACAAAGCGCTGAACCGCCTCGGCCCAACGCTGCCCCATCGGCGTCTGCGTCATCTCGTCGAGCGAAGGCATCTCGTCCCGGCTGGTGACCCACTTGGCAAACTCGGCGTGCTCGCTGTTCGGGATGCCCAGCTCGCGCAATTCGCCGTGCGGGTCGAACAGCGACCCCCGCCGCTGGTTGATGATCTGCTTGCCCCAGATCTTGAGGGCGGCATCCGCGCTGGCGATGGCGCCGACCTTGTTGGCGTTGGTGACGTAGGTGAGACCCGATCGCCGGTAGGCGTTCGACATCAGCCGGCCGGGGGAGCCTAGCAAGCCGGCAGTTCGCCCGGTGAGCATTGCCTCGCTAAGCCGGGTCGACGTTACCCCCAGGACGTTGGCGATATCGCGCAGATGCTCGATCCGCTCGTTGGGCTTTAGCAGGTTGAGGTCGGCCAGCAACGCGCGGGTCGACGTCGTAAAACCATGAAAACCAGCCTTGAACGAGCCGGTCTGCATCGTTGCCACCATCGGCTCGGCGACTGTCGACCAGGCGGCGCGGCCCATCAACCCGATCGTATAGAGGCCGCGCGCCCAGGTGGCGAATTGATGGCCGGTCGACACCTCGTTCGAGGTGAGGATGCCGATCGAGCTTTCGATCGACCGCTTGATCTCGACACGATCCTCACGCGGCACCCCCGCCGCCATCAGGTCGTTCATCACCTTGTCGAGAACTTCGCCTTTGGCGCCAAAGGTTTGGTTAAAGGCGATCTTGCGTGATAGCTGGTGGAAATAGTAGGGCAGCAATTCGCTAGGGCGAGTGAGAATGTAACCATTCTCGGCCATGATATCCCTTGCTTCGGCCGACAGGACGCGGTTCTTGAGAGGGTTGGCGCTGGGCAGCGTCCCGCCGGCGTTCTTGTAGCCCCACGGGACGTCATTTAGCGCGTAGACCCAATCATCGGCACGTTGCTTGGCCCAGGCATCCCGGATGGGATCGTGAAGTTGCGCAAGCAGCTGCTGTTGCTGCCGATCGAGATCCGCCAGCTTTTGCGGATCTGTCTCGTTGCGCATCTGCTCCTGGACCTGACCGAGCTTGGTCATCCCGTCATTGATCGATTGGGGCAGGTTCTTGCGGTTGAGGTCACCGTAGGCTTCGTGGATAAAGGCGCCGTTCTGCTGGCGCTGCTTGACCTCGAAATCGACCGCCATCGCATTGCTGATTGTGGCGTGCGCCTTTTGCCCGTCAGCCGTGATCTTGTCGTGGTCAAAGGCGATCGGGACGTAGCCCTCATCTCGCGGCATTCCCACCGGGATGCCACCGCGCTCGACCTGATACCAAAAATCGTTGAGCAGAGCGCGGACCTCGCCGGCGGCACGCTGCACGTTGGCGGGGATCGGCCCGGCGCCGGTGTCGCGTCCCCGCAGCGCGTCCCATAGCTGCCGGTCGGTCTGCGCGCTGATCCGCGCGGTGTCGATCCCGTTATTGCGGAGGATCGCGTCAAGCTTGTTGACGTGGCTCTGGGCCAGCCGATTGGCCAGCCGCTCAAAAGGGGTCGCCTGGAGCCTGCCCTCGGCGTAGCGATAGCCCAGCTTGTCCATGACATTGCCGATAACCCGGGCCGCAGCGTGGTTGCCCAGGTTTTCGTAGCGCTCGTGATAGACCCCCAGCTGACCCATGTTCGAGTAGGCATAAGGGGTGGCGACGTCCTTGAGGGTCAGCGCCCCGCGCAGGATGCCCTGCCTGGACCATCGCGGCACCTTCTCTGCACCCATCCGCGCGGCGGTGGTTTCCAGCCCTGCCAGCATCCGCTGCCGCCACGACGTGTAAGCGACGATCGGCTTCTTCAGCCCTGCGGCCAGCGCCGGGTTAGCCTGCGGCTCGGCCAGGTTGCGCCAGTGGATGGGGTCGAGGATGTCGTGATCGCTGGGGACGCTGGCCCGGGGATCGTGCCCCAGGATCTGGTTGCGTTGCAGGACCTGATGAAAGTCTTGCATCGCCTTAAAGATCGCGTCCCGGTCGGGGCCGTGCGGGTAGAGATCGTTAAACCGCTGGGTCGCCTGGTCGAGATAGGCCCGGTCGCCTTTGGTGATAAACTCGTTGCCGGCGCCCAGCACGTCGACCAGATGCGCAACAAACGCCTCGCCCGCCCGGGCCAGCAATTCCTCGGGCCGCGCGTGGTAACGCGACTGCGCCCCCATACGAAATGCGGTTGGGCCAATCGTCTGATGCGTCCTGGCGCCAGCGACAATGCGCCCAGCCTCGGCCGCGGCCGCTTGCCCCGCCTTGCCACCCTGCGCGGCTTTGGCGTTGAGATCGGCAACCCGGGCGGCTTCCAGCGCGTGGTCGTGAAAGATTGCGTTCATCACCCGGGCAAAGCCTTCCTCGGGGCTGCCCGGTCGGACATGGGTCTCCAACGCGCCCGCGCGAGTGCGGCTGCTCAGCAGCGAGCCGCGCCCAACCGGGTGATTGGCTAGCTTGTCGATCAGCGCGTGATCGAGCGCGTGGGTCCATTCATGGGCAAACGAGTTCGACCGATCCGGCATGTGGATCGATTTGGTATTGGGATCGTAGAGGCCGAGATAGGTATCTTTTCTGACGGACTTCAGGGGCTCAAGCCGCAGCGTGATTGTGCCATCAAGGCTCATCGCCTTCTCGGAATAGCCCAGCGCATGGGCCATCCACTGAAGGTTATGATGCGCATCCAGGAGGGTATCGATCACCTTTTGCGGCTGCGCCTTGGGATCGACGACGACGTCCTTGAACCCGTAGATACGCTTCAAGCCGGCGCTGAGAACATCGATCTGATCCTGCACCGGCTTGTTGACCATGACGTCGGGGTCGTAGCCCAGATCCCGGAACGCCCGACGGTAGAGCGAGGGTCGGTCGGTGATGTCGGGCGGTACGATGTTCGGCTGCCGGCGCATGTTCATTGCCGCGCGACCACGGCCGGCCTGTTGGAAGCGATCCGCAAGCGGCTGACCGCCGGGCGCGACATTCACGCCCTTGGCTTGTGCTGCTAGTTCAGGCGGTAAGGAAAACTCGGCGCCGGGAGCCGCGCCAGCCTTGTTCTCGTGTTGCGCCAGTTCGGTGGTTGGGACGTCGACATAAGAAATATCGTGCCCGTAAGCTTCGCGAAATGGCAGGGCGATACCCGGCAAATCGTTGGTGAACTGCCGGGCAGTGCCGATCTCTCCTGGTCGATTGCCGCGCCATAACCGCGTGTAGCCATCCGCTACAGGCGGCAGCGCAGCCTGGATGGCGGCTGCGTCCTGGCGAAATCGCACGATCGGTGCCTCGCCTTTAACCGGCTCGTTGCTGATCGTCGGTCCCCGCGCGCCCGCGGTGTCTTGCTCTTCAAGCATCTCCTGGTGAGCGCCGGCAATGTGTTTGTCGGTGAGGTTATCGTCGATCGCCTTTCGCCAGATTTCCCGGAGTGCTCCGACCTGGTCAGCAGGGGCAGTGCCCTCCCCTACTGCATTGTCGATCGCTTGCCGATAGGCCGGGTCATTTCGTGCGGCCCAATGGTGGGCGAGAAATTTTGCTATATCGTCGGTGCTGTAACCAAAATGCAGTCCTTGGTCGATGCTACGCCCTGGGTCATCAGATCGAAGCGCGGACGTGGGGATATTCCGCTCGATCCTGCTAAACCCGGGGTCTTCGCTCGGAGCCATTCGCCCGCGGTGAACCGCCGCAGTGAAGTTTGCCAGTGACAGGTTCTCAGGGCTGTCAGGATGCGGCTGGCCCTGCGCGTTCTGCTCTTCTGCCTTCCGTATGCCTTGCGCCTCTTCAAAACTCACAACCGAGCCATCAGCGCGAACAAACAGATTGCGGTCGGCTTTACTGCTGCCGGGGTCGACGCCACCGTTTTCACGAAGTGCTTGGTCGTAGGCTTCGCCGTGGGTCGCACCGGTATAAATCTTTCCGCCTACCCGCACAGCTGACGTTAACGTCTCCGGCGGTTGGCCCTGCGTTTTGTTCTGTGCATCCTGCTCTTCAAGCGTCAGGTGATCGGGCAACCGCTCGTTCGCCGGTGGGTGCCCTTGGGCGATGGCGTAAACAAACCCCGTGTTCGGGTCGCGCACCGCGACAAGCGGGTTCTCGCCCGGCCGCGCCATCAGATAGGTGTCGTGGTTGAGGTCCCCGTACTGCCCCAGAACAGCGTAGCGTTCCTCGGGGATCTCGACCGCGTGGCCCTCGGCGTCGTGCCCAACGACCATGACCTGGCCGGTTAGGGCATTGCCGTTTTGGTCTTTTACGGGGTCCCCATTCTCGTCCTTGGGGGCTTCGCCTTCGTAGGCCCCGGTCCAGGTGATGCCCTGCGTGGCGTCGACATGGGTCGACGTGACCAGGTCGTCGATCGCCTTGGTAGCTTTGAGATCGGTGTTGGTCTGCACCGGCTGGGTCTGCTCGGCATCCTTGAAATGCTGGTCGACGGTCGGATTGTGCCCCTCGTTGACCAGGACGCCGGAATGGCCGATCCAGCTATTGCCCAGGCTGTCGGTCGCCCGTACCAGGGTCTGACCTTGATCGGTGTTGGGAACCGTGGTGATACCTTGCTTGACCAACGCGTTATCGGGTGCGGGCGCTGGCGTCTCCGGTGCCTCGCGTTGCTGCTTGGTAGCGTCGAGCCACCGTCTGACGATCTCCTCCCGCCGGTTGACCGCGGCCTGGTGCACCCCCGCGCCGACAGCGTGAGGAAGACCGGCCGCTGCGCCAAAGAGTGCCGACGCGGCGATATCCTTGGGATCGCCCACCCCGGCCGTCAACGACTGATCGGGATTTAGCTGCGCCTTGTCGATGATGTTGTTGACGAGTTGCTGGGCTTGTTGGGCCGACGCCATAAAGAGGCCGTCCTGCCCCATGCGTGTCACCGCGGCGAGAAAGACGCGCTTCTCGACCCCCGACAGCGTGTTGAGCCAATGGGCCATCGGAAACGCCATGATCCCGGCCCCGGCGACCGATTTGAGGGCGGCGTCGACCGCAGCATCCTCGGGGGCATAGCCGGCCTTGAGGTTTTCCTGGTAGCTCTGGGAATAGGTTTGCATCCCGGCCACGCCCACCAGCGCCGGCAGGCCGCCCAGCGCGCCGGCAACGACATAGACCGGGGCAGAGCCAAAGGCGGCGCCGATCTTTGTCGACAGCGCGTCCTCGTAGCCCGCCGGCGGGGTGATCTTCTCGCCCTGCCGGGTGACCCAGTCGCCCGGCGCAGCGAGCGTCTGGCCGATCGTCTGAAAGGTCTTGTAGTAGGGTTCCTCCTGGATTGGTGGCGCGTTGGCGATCTGCCCTTCGACCTGTTGGCGGATCTGCGTGCGCTGTTCCGGGGTCGCGTCCCGATACATCCCGGCAAAGCTTTGCTGAACCATATCGGTGGCCGGGATCGGCGGCGTCTCGCCGCGATCGATCCGGTCCATGATGTCGACTTGGTTGCTGGCCCGCTGCCGAGCCTGGGATGCGACCGTCGCGCTGCCGCCCTGAACGATGTTCCCGGGACCGGCAGCCAGTTGCCCAATCCCCGTCACGAAGCTTCGTCCAAGGCCGGCGCCCAGCGCGGCGCCTTGATCCGGCATGATCCCTTGTGCCTGTTCCTCCTCCGACAGCGCTGGTTGCGCCACCGCTGGTTGTTCCGCTCCCGGCGCTGCCGTCCCCATCGACGCCTCGGACCCAAGCTCCGCGGGAACCGGGTAAGGTGGTTGCGGCTGCGCTGGTGGCGCAGCCGGCTGCACCGCTCCCGGTGCCGCCGTCCCCATCGATGCCTCGGACCCGAGCTCGGCAGGAGCCGGGTAAACGACGGACACCTCTGGTAGCACCAGCTGCGGTGCCGGTTGCACCGCCCCCGGTGCGGCCGTCCCCATCGACGCCTCGGACCCAAGCTCGGCAGGAACCGGCAATGCCGGTGGCGGGACGACTTCCGGCTGCGGTGCAGCCGCGGGCTGCACTGCACCCGGTGCTGCCGTCCCAGCCGACGCCTCAGACCCGAGCTCTTGACCAGTCGGTAAGGCTGGCAGCAACGACGCGAACGATGACACCGATGGCACTTCCGGCTCGCCATAGAGCTCGGGTCGGTAGACCGGGGTTGCCCGGGACACGCTGGGCTGCGGGGCAGCCGGGGCGGTTTGCGTTTCCCAAGGCGGCGACGTGGGCCATTGCGGCGCCGCCGGCGACGCGGCCTCGGTTGGTTTCTCCCAAGGCGGGGACGTGGGCCACTGCGGCGTCGCGTCCTGGGACGTAGCGGGCGGGGCTGGCGACGGTGCTTGCTGCTGCTGCTGCCAAGGTGGGGTGGCCGGCCATTGCGGCTGCGCTGCCGCCGGTGCCGGTGCCGGCGTTGCGTCTGAGGACGCGGGCACGTCGGCCGGGGGCGCCGCCGGCTGGGCTGACGGCGGTTGTTGCTGGTCTGGTTGCTGCGTCTCCCACGGCTTGGTAGTGGGCCATTGCGGCGCTTGCTGCTCCGGCTGCTCAGGTGTCGCAGGCGCGGTTGGAGCCGCTACCGACGGGGTGGTGGCGAATTTTTGTTTGGCCGCGGCTGCTTCGCGATAGACCTCTTGGGGGTCGCCAAACCCGGGCGAAGCCCTGGCACCCCCAAGATCATAGTGCATGATATCGCGCTGGCCGCTGCCCTTCTCCGTTTCAAAGTAATTGCCCCAGCCGAATTGCTGGGCTTTTTGCGGGTTGATGTACTGAAGATTGAGCAGCCCTTGCACCGCGGCATTACGATAAAGACGAGTGACGTCAGGGCCGCGGTTGGATATGTCGTTGCCGTTGTTATCGTAGATATGCCAATCCTCGGCATGGCCGGTAGCGTGCTGCGAAGAGGGATCACCACTGCGCACGCCCGATGTCATCACGGCGCGAAAGCCGGGCGGCAGGACCGTGGCAAAGGCCGACGCCATTGCCCGGTGCAGATCGGGGTCGACCCCCGAGAGGACGCCGGGGCCGGCACTGCCGCCACCGCGTCCTGGCACTAAGGGTGTCGGCGGCCCTGTCGCTCGCCCCGCGGTGCCTGTCCCAGCGCCCCAGGTAAAGTCGTCGAGCGGCATCACCTACCCATGCGGGGAGGACGCGGCAGCGGTTTCTTCGCGGCCGGGCGCGGCACGCGCTTGCTGCGTATGATCGGCTCGGCAGGAAGACGCGGTGCGACCGGCAAACCCGGTGGTGGCGCCACGCCACCAAGGGCGGCGCCGGGGACGGTGATCCTGGGTGTTTTCATTGCCGGTAATTCCCGTTCTTTCTGGCGGTGGCGATTTGTGCTGCGGTGGCAACGCCCCAGTTCGCTGCGTTGTTGGGGTCGCCACTGGTATAGACACGGTTCCCCCAAACAGCGCCCGGCTGGATAGCACCGCTGGAACCACCGCCAGGCGACTTTGCCGCCGCGGGCTTTGCGGCCGCGGGTGCCGGGGCGGTGTATCTTACGGGTGGGGTCGCTGGCGCCGGTTTCGGCAGCGCGGATGTTCCCGAGGGTGCCACTGGGGTCCCTGCCGGCGGGGTCGTTGCTGGTGGCGCCGGCGCTGGCGCCGGCGCCATCGGCGTTGTCGGCGTTGCTGGTCCCGTCTGATAAATCTCCGGCTGGCCGCCGCCCATAAAATGTCGGGTGGTGTCGAGTTTGCCGGCAGCTTTCAGCGGCTCGATGATGTCGCTCCACGCCTGGTTGACCGCGGCATCGACACTGCCAAACGTGCCTTTGCTCGCCGGGCTGAGCATCAACTGGTTCGCTCGGTTGGTGACCTGTGCTTTCAAGTCGTCCGAAAGGCGATACCGATTAGGACTGCTTACATCAGCCTTGCCCGGGCCAAAGATGCCGCCGAGCCCTCCGGGCTGGCCGTAGGCTTCGGCAGCCTTGCGGTCGACCGCGATATCGAGACTTTCTTTGGCCTGATTGGTCGGCAGCTGACCCCTCTGCCCCGCTGCTGTCAGGTTTGTGCTGGCTTGGCCCGCCGGTGTGTCGGGGTTGGTCGGCGCTGGGTTGGTCGTTGTCGCTGGCCCACCCTGGGACCCCGTTTGGGGCTGTGTTGCCGCGGGCGGCGGCGATACCCCATGCGATGCTGGCGGCGCCCCCTGCTGGGCGCCACGGCCACCCAGGACCGTTGCCGTGCTGGCTGGGTCTTGATAGTTCGGCATGTAAGTGCCGGGGGGTGACGCATTGACTTGGTTGGGTGTGGTTATCGTCGGGCCAGCCGGGCCAGCATTGCTTTGACCGCTGCTGGTAGCGGGCATCGGTGTGTTGCCCCAGCGGTAATTCTCGCCCCCTTGATTGATGCCCGCCACATCGCGCTGCGCGTTGGCCCCGATCGTCGCGGTGTTGACCTGGTTTTGCAGTTGAGCGTTAAAACCGCTCGGGGTGTTCCCGGCCGGGACCATGCCGGCCCCGGCATTGTACTGATCGCGTTGCGCTTGCGTCATGCTGGGGACGTTCTGGATGACCCCTGCCAGATTGTTGTGCCAGGCGGTTTGCTCGTCGGCCGGCAGCGTCGTCATCCACGAGTAGATCTGCGCCCGGTTGTTGGGGTCGGCAGCGGCGTTGGGGTTGGCAAAGATCGTCGCGAGATTGCTGCGTGCGGTAGCTTGCGTGTTGAGCAGCTGGGTTTGCGTGTTCTTGTAGCGCGCATCAGCCAAGGAATTGGGGTCGGGAAAGAGCCCCTTGGCTAGGTTGGAGATCCCCGTGGCCCAGCCCTGGGACGCCGAGCCGGCCCCGGTGTTGAGGTCCGGGACGTAGACTGAAGGCCCAAAAGGATCGTTTACCGGCATTTAGGTATCTCGCTACACAAAGGGTGTGTTGCCCCAGGTTTTGATAGTGTTCAAGAAGCTGCCAGGGCTGTTGTTGAGACCAAGGCTGCTACCGGCGCCAAGATAGCCGGCGCCGTACATTCCGGCCTGGCCGACGCCGGAGAGGATACCGGGGAGCGGATCGGAGGCAGCTTTCCAGGCCGCCACCGCAGCCTGGTTCTGGGCGGCGTTGCCGATGTCGGCTTGTTGCAAATCGGCAGTGGTGATGTCGCCGGCGCCGATCGCCTGCGAGACGTTGAGCCGCCCCTGGGTGCGTGCCTGGATAACGTCGAGCAAGCTCTTGTAGTAATTGCCTGCGGTCTGATAGCCGACCGTGCTTGGCCCCAATTGGGCCGGCAGCGATGCTTGGATCTGCCGCTCGCGATCCGCGAGAGGCAAGCTCGTGGTGTTGAGACCTTGCGTTACGTTGGCGATCTGGGCGAGCGGCGCCCCGTAGGATGCGACCGTCGCACGTTTGCCGGCATAGTCGCGGGTCTGCGCCGCGGCCTGGGCCAGTCTTGTGGCGATTGCCGAGGCGGTCTCGTTGCTGGTCGGGGCGGCTACGCCTGCGGGGTTGCCACTAGCATCGGCTGGTGCTGCCGCGGTGGGGCCTGTGGCCGCGCCGCCACCGGCCGTGGCCAACTGCATAATCTGTTGCTGCTGAGCAGCTTGGGCTTGGGCCGGGTTGACCTGGGACGTGGCATTGGTGATGGCTTGCTGCGCTTGAGAACCGATCGTCTTGGCTTGCTCATTGGACGAGGCAATCTGGGCTTCGCGGTCGGCCGTCGCCTGGTTCTGCGATGTCTCAAGCTGGTTTTGCGCGTCGGCGCGCGCCTGGATTGCGGACTGTTGGGTCGCATAATCGCGTTGCTGCTGGTCGCTCTGCGCTTGCAGCCGCTGCATAAAACCAGTGTTTTGCGCGATCTGGGTCTGCCGCGCCGCCGACATCTGAGCGTTGGCCACGCTGGCCTGGCTCTGGGACGACATGATCGCGCCGCCGACCGTGGCGGCAGCGCTGACAGCGGCAATGGCAAGGAGGGGTGTGCACATGGCCTAGTTGATCCCCGGCGCTGTCGGGCCTTTGCCGCCGCCACCGGCGGCACCACCGGCACCACCGACCTGGTTGGCGTTGAAGGCTTGGTTACCCTGGAGGAAGTTGCCGATCCCGGTGGCCGCCCCGCCAAAGATATTGCCGATGGTCGACGAGGTCGGCAGCTGGCCGATCTTGGCGATCTGGTCGGCACCGGTCACCGAGACGTCTTGCAGGGACCGGTTGGTGTTGTCGATCGCGGCTTGCATGGCGTCGGGCGTGGCTGGTGACACCGGTTGCCCCAGGGCACCGGTCGAGAGGATCTGCGTTAGAAGCGAGTTCTGGGTCTGGCCAACCTGGCTCTTGAGGGCCTGTGCGGCCTGGGACGCGTTGGTGGCGAGGTCGGTCATCGCACGTCCCCGCGCCTGGTCGAGCGAGCCCTGGAGATCGGCGTGCGACTGGGAGTTCAGTTGTCCGTTACGGGCAAGACCAAAGACCATCTGGCCGTGCGCATTGGTGTATTGCCGGTCGATCTCGGGTTGCAGCGCCGCGACATAGTCTTTGGCGTACTGGTTGTAGTAATCATCGTTGTAAGGCGCAAAGGTCTGGTTGACCCAGTTGGTGTACTGGTTGGCCAGCTGCGAGCGGTTTCCGTCATAATTCGCCTGGACCTGGGCGGTCGTGACGGCTTCTTGCTGACGCTGGGCGTCCTGGGACTTTTGATAGTCAAGCGCTTCTTGCGACTGTTGCGCTTGCTGGTCGGCGATCTTCTGCTGGAGGTCGGCGTTCTGGCTGGCGATCTGCTGCTGCGCCTGGATCTGCGCTTGCGCGATCGGCACGCTGTAATCCGGACCTGGGCTCGCACCACCGAAGCACATCCTGCGGCGTCCACACGTAAGAGACGAAGTCCTCACCGTGGCGTCCAAGGCCGCGGCGGATCCCCTCTTCGCGGGCGCCTAGCGCTTCCACCATCCAGCGCCGGCTATCCCTGTGCGTTGCGAGTGCGACCGCTTCCGCCCGATGAAATTGGGCGCGCAAGAGTGCGGGGATGATAAACCGTCGCGAGTGCTTTGTCATCGGCAACACGACATCGGGCCAACGGGGGGTGCCAAAGGCCCAACACGACCAGACGCCGGGACGTATGGGCCACGCACCTTGCAGTGAGATCGGCTCGTCGTCACGCCACCAGACCCAGGTCATGTCGCCGGTCCATAACATCACCTCGTCGACCAGCTTCTTCTCGTCGTCATCCCAGCGCAGGGCAAAGATCTCCTCGCGGTCGCGCGGGCGCAGGTGCTTAACGATGTGCTCGACAGCCGGGCGATCGACCGGCTGACGGATAGCGTCGGTCATCGTTTAACCAATCCGCCAATCGGTGCCATCGCTGAAAACCGGCACGTAATTCGTGCCACCCCCCGCGACAACCGAATAAAAGATTGTTGCATCCGCATCGCTGGCAAAGCTGCGCACCCCCTGGTTCGCGACAGCATCAGGTAGTGCGGCAACCGTATAGTTCGCCTGGATACCCCCCAAATGCTGTTTTAGTACAATTGCCAGATGCGGCGCATCCGCAGGATGCGCCAGGCGTTTGAAAGTTTGGGCCATCAGCCGCCGCCTTTGACTTCGCCGTCTTGGTAGTTGATCGAGATCGAGGCGATGCGTCCCGGCGTGGCGTCCTGGGATGTCAGCTGCAAACCGATATGGGTGCCATAGCCGGCGAACTTGATCTTCTGGAGTGAAAACGTCTCCCCGGTAAATATCCCGCATCTTTCATAGGTAAAAGGCGCCCCGGGGTTCATCCCAATATCCAAGGCCCAGCTGCCCTGAAGCATCAGGTCGATCGACGAAATCCGTTTCCAGATGCTGGGGGCCTGGTTGTGCATCATCGGGGTGCGCACGATCGCCGGGGTGCTGTCATATGTCAGCCCGTCGGCACCGCCATAAAGATAGAGGTCGTTCCCACTGCGCACATAGACCTGGTTATTGGTCGTCGCCATGTAGTCGATATGAAAGGGCAAAACAAAGGTCGACCAGGCGCTGACCTTTGACGAGGGAAAATACGACAGGACGTAGATCGTATTATCAAATGCCAGCCAGTAGCGCCCAAACACCGGTTCGATAACCGCACGCGCGACGGCCGCCTCGCTTGGGTTGGTGAGGATGTGGTTGGTCACGATCGGGTCGATCGGCGAGCCAACATCGATTACCGAAGCAGCCATCGAGATGTTCATCGCCCGCAAGCTGCGGATACCGCTATCGGCTAAAAACATCACGTCACCAGTGCCAAACTGGATTGCCGAGAGCCCCGAGATCGTGCCGATGCGCAGGGTCTGGAGGAGAGCGTTTTGCGTCGGGTCAGGATCAAGATACCAGATCAGCGTGACCAGCCGCGCCATAACCGCCATGCGGTCATAGTAAACCTCCAACCCGTTGACGTATTCCGCATCGGCATCGTCCTGGGCCATCTCGATAAAGCCCGCTCCGCGGGGATCGTTGACGTTCTGGTCGGTCCACGAGGCAGGGTCGCCGACATCGGAAAACCGCAGGTTAGCCCCGTCACCGAGATAGACCTTGGAGCGATGGACGCGACAGTATTGACCGTTGACTGGAACATTCACCCCGCCTCCCGGGCCCAGCCATATCGGTTGGCTGGAGCCGTCATTGCCGCGGACAATGACAAACGGGTAGTTGTCCCAGACATCGTAATCGACAATGCCGGTGATGTTTGTGGCACCTGTTGTCAGCGCAACGTTGACGTACTTGCGATTGACCGGAATCGGGCAATTGGGCACCGATATGGGGCCATCGCCAAACTCCATAGAATAGACGGTGATCTGGCCGTTCCACGCCGAGAGCCCCACGGTATCCGCCGGCAGCGGCCCGATATTGACAAACGCCTTGCGCCGCTCGATCTCGGCGCCGTTGGTCAAGACGCAGTCCTGCATCATCTGCAAGCTGCCCGGCGGCGCGGTCAGGGGCGATTTGCGAACGTCGAGACCGTGGGTGAAATCCTCGATCAGGAGGATCGGCATTTATGGTCTCGCCGGGCCGGAGCCATAGCCGGGTGGGATGTAATCGATGCCAATGCGTGGCTGGGTCGCATCCCCCGTGCCGCCGCCGCCGACCACGAAGGGGCGGCGTTTATGCGCCGTCTGACGGGTCTGGAGCCGGTGCAGATAGGCGTTAGCTTTCTGGAGCTTGATCGGTGCGTCCTTGGCGTTCTCACGCGCCAGGAGTTCGGCCGCGGTGAACAGCACGATCATCGTCGGGTCCATAATGCACGTATCGTCCAGCGCGATGAGCTCGGGGATGAGCATATGCCCGCGCAGCCGCAGCGTGCCGGCTTGTGATGGGATCGGCCAGCACTCGAACACGTCCTGGTCGTAATTGTGCATCCAGCGCTGCACCGGCCACGAGATAAACCCAAGATCCGAGTTCCAGATCGCAAAGTGCTCGGGGTAGATCCCGTATTCGATGGTGTTCCAAACGTTGTTGAGCATCACCCACATCATGTTGACTTGCTCGAACGGCATATCTTGGGGGTACGGGTAGTACCGCTGATTGGCCGCCAGATCGATATCTCTATCAATCTGGAGATTTGGCCAATCGTAGGAGTAGGCCAGTTCGTTCTGGGTGCGGTTAATCAGGTAGGTGATCGTCTCGACGTCGTTGACCCCCATCGCCGGGGACGTCGAATGCCCGGCCTCCATACGGGTCGCACTGAGCAGATCACTGAGCAAACGGCCCGGCATCTTCGCCTTCCTCAAACCGGCCGCCGGCGATCGAGCTCACCCGATCGGCTGCGTGAGCGGTACGATCACGGTGTGGTTTTTGCTTGGGGGTGGGCTCCGGGATATTCATGTTTTCGAGGCTGGGGCCTGGCCCCGGGGTCTCGATCACCTTCGCGTCCCGCGCGTCCTGGGCCGCCATCAAGACCGCCCGGGACTTGTGGAACTCGTCACTGCGGGCGGTGAGGTTTGGTCGCGCACCAGGAAAGCACTGTTGCACCGCTTCCTTGGGATAGGTCAGCTGCAAGTGGTGCAACAGATCGAGGTTCGACATATTGAGGGTGCCGACTTCCTCGATCTCGGTAACCGCATCATCCCCGTGCATAAACTGCATGATGAGGATTTCCGGGTACGAAAGCGGGTTGTGCGCGCCACGGTAGACGACACTGTCTTTTGATCCCGCCAACTGGATGCGGCAACTGAGAAGTTGGAAGTCGGCCATAGGTTCCCTTTGCGTTTACGCGATGTCGTAGACCCCGGACTGGTTCAGCTGTTGCGCTACCATCTGACCGGTTGCCGTGAGTGATTTGTACATCACAAAGCTGTTATAGGGTCTCGCCGGCGTGAACAGATGACGCCACTCGTCATCCATCTTCATCAGGTAGATGTGCCGCGGATCGAACCAGTACGCTCGCTTGGCATGGCCGAGATCGTCAAGCCAAGGGTCGTATTGGATGGTGATGCCGTTAAACATCATCCCGCCGATCGAACCGTCTTGCGGCCCGCGGAAACCACGCTGGGTGTAGACACCGTTGGCCCGCATCTCGACTTCCATCGCGTTGATGAAAGCACTCCCGGCAAGGAACTCGGTGGGATCACCGCCATAGCGGATCAACTGGCGGTATTCCTGCTGAAGCACCTGGAGAAGCGCACCGCCATTGGTCGCGGCCGAGGTGATCGGGGCGTTGCCGCCGGCCGCTCCCGCGGCTGTCGTGTAAGCCCGGTTGCGCCACCACGAGTGCAATGCAGCGTCGATACCGCCGACCACACCGGTTGCCGGGTTGTCGCGGATAATCGACTGGATACCCGCCAGCGCCTTGGGATCAGCGGTGCCGTCACCCCATAAAAGCTTGGTCATCGACCGGGCGTATTGCTCGCCAAAGTCGTTGAGCTTGTCCTCCAGGAGGTTGACCAGCACGGTCATCTCGCGCTGGGTATGACGGCTCAAATTGTCACCATTGCCCTCTTCATCGGTGACGCTGATACCGTCGATCTTCAATTCGGTATGGGTCAGGGTCAGACCGATATGGTGCTCGCGCCACGGGTAGTTAGCGCGCAGGATGTTGGCCGGCGTGTAGAAGTTGACGGCGTCGTTGTGGGTGTAGCCGACAACGCTGTCGTTGGTGCCGCCGGCGCCAAAGTCGCCCTTGATCGCCAGCGAGATATTACCCTTGCCACCGGGGAAAGACTTAGCCGTGCGCTCTGCTTGGTTGAGCAACGGCTTGGCTTGGATCGTCTGTTTGAAAGTATCGCCTCGATTAAAATAGAAGTCTAAGGCGGCGTTTGCGATGTTGGTGATTTCTCCAGCTGTAAATGCCATTGGATTAGCCCTTCAGGCTAATGCACGCGCTGCGCACCTCGTTGAAGCCCAAGGATGGCTGCCTCCATCAGGGTCCTGGGTTCTGGGGCCGCACTGCCGTTGCCATTTGCGTGATGGACGTTTGAGGATGGGCTGAGACGTGTTGCGGCTGGCTGCGGTCGCGCCCGGCCGAGCACACGGTTGGCTTCCTCATAGGCTTCCTGGGCCATCGCCACTGCCTGTTGTGGCGAGGTTGGCCGCCCCTTTGACATGACAAGGGACTGCGAGAAGCGTTCGACAACGTCCGATTTGAGCGCCCAATCGGGATCACGCGCCTTGGTCTGCGCCTCCCAGTCGGCAACCGCCGCATAGGTCTGCTGGGCCAGCTGCTGCTGGGCCGTCAGATCGACGTGCTGCCGATAGGTGTTGGCTTCCGTCTGCAAGCGAGCTTCGTTGATCCGATGCATGCCGAGCTCGCGGGCGGTCTCCCACGGGATCGCCCCTTCATCCACTTGGGCTTGCAGATCCGTTGGTAAGAGCTCACCAACGGCCTGTTGCGCCGCCTGGATGTAGGGGGTTGCCCGATCGAGAAAGCCTCTGAAATCGCCGCGCCGCAAAGCGGCGCCGGCATCCAACAGGAGATTGATGTCGTCATTCTCCAGCTGATTAGCCGCCTGCCAGTTGTGAAACTGGGCAAAGGCGTCGGCATCGTTCTTGTAGCGCTCGGAAGCTTGTCGAGCCTCGTTGCGCTGGGCCAGCAGCTGCTCGATCCGACGGCGCGTGTCGGGCTTGTAGGTATTAAGCTCGACCTCCGTCGGATCGCCTTGCAGATCGTCAGATTGAGACGGGGCCTCCTTAGGCGTGGGAGAAGAAGCATCGGACGGCTCTGTGACGTCCTCGGGACGTGGTTCACCAACGATAGGGTCGGGGTCAACCTTGACGACGTCCTGGACGGCACGGAGCAGGTTCTGATGCTCGGCCTCCCTGGTGCCTGGCGAGGGCGGGTTATCGCGTGATGACGGTGCCGGGTCCGTCGTAGACGGCGATGGTTCAGGCGTAATGGATAGCGATGAAGACGACGACCCTTGGGGGGTCGGGTCACCTGACGGGGGCGAATTTACGTCATTGTCCGACATCGCTAGGCGATGAGCCTAGCGTTGTCGTCAGGTGTTTGGCAAGACTGTTCAGGACGCAGGACGTGGGACGTGGAGTTTTACCCCGGTAAGTACGCATCGTTCGCCACAGCTTGCGTACTTACGCGCGGAGCCCCGGGAGAAAGATAAAGAAGGTCAGGAGCAGCACCGCAATCCACGCCAGCCAGCTGCTCGCCCAGTTGAAGACAGCGACCTGGGGAACCGGCAACAGGCTCAAAAACCACAGGAAAAGATCTACGACCAGCAAGATCTCGATAATCATGCTACTTCCCGCGTGCACCGCGGCCTCCTCGATAGTTGGGGCCGCCGGGCGCCGCGCCTTTGGCGCGAGCGATATCACCGATCACCGGGCCGGGAACACCCTGCGCCTTAAGCTGCGCAGCCCGACCGCCCATCCCCAGCTGATTGGATTTGCCCTGAAAGCTACCGGTCTTCTTGGTGCCGCCCGGAACTGGAACGCGTGCCATCGCTACCTCCTATGGTGTGCCTTGCCCGGTTTGCGGGGTCAGCCGCGGGCCACCGCCTTGGGTGCCGGGGGTCATGCCTGACGAGCCCGGGGGCGGCGGGACGAGGCGAATGGGGGCGGGAATACGCGGCGCGGTGATCCCCGACGTGGGTGGCCCGCCAGGCGCGTTGTGCTGCCCCTGTGGCCCCTGAAGATGCGGCGCGCTGGCGGGGTTGCCGCCCGGCGGTGAAGCATGCCCTGGACCCCCCGCGGCCGGGGCAGGAATGCCTCCGGGTTGTTGACCGGGGACCATACCGTTGGCCGACATCCCGGCCTGGTTCATCGCCTCCATCGAGGGAAGGTGCTCGGCAAAGGCGTCGGAGAGATCGAGGCGATCGTCCATCCGCTTGATGAGCTCCCCCGCCAGCCATTCCGGCGAGATACCCGGGACACGCTGAAGGAGAGGGATCAGCTGCACCGCATTCTGCACCTCTTGGGTCTTGTTGGGCCGCCCGGTGCTGCCGGCCTGAACTTCCAGGTAGACATTGCGGGCGACCGCATCGCGGTCGATGTCGGGCCACACCGCGCCCTGGCCGACGACTTTATTCACCGTGTCGTTTGACACGTTGAGGAGGAGGATCTGCCCGCCGTCTTGCGCCAGCTGGGTCAGCATGCCGTCCATGTCATCCATCGTGGAGGAAAGGTCGGTGCCCCGCGCACTCTCGGCAACCGAGGTCTCGGTCGCCGTTGCACGCGCGGTCTGGCCCATATCGGCCTGTTGCTGCCCCAAGACCCGGTAAGTGTCTTCCATCGAGGGGTTGGTATCGTACAAAGCCGGGTCGATCGGCGGCATCTTGAAGGGCTGAAGTAAGTCGTCGATCTTCTCGCCGACCTGGAGAGCGTTGAGCTCGATGACCGCGTTGGCAGGGTGAGTGCGCAGCTTCGCCTTGTCTTCCTCTTCCAGCCGGCCGCCGGCGACGGCGATCTTGGGCCGGTTGGCCTGACGGTGCTCGCGCAAGCCCTGGCGTGCGCGGTTGAGCTCCAGTTGCATGTTCCAGAGTAAGTCGATATCGGACGGGGGAAAGATCCGGTCGGGGTGGTAGCTTTCGTTAAAAACGATGGTGTACCAGGGCCAGAAGCGCTCGGTGTAGATATCGGGCTCGGAGGGCTCTTGGAGAAAATCCGGGTAACCATCGCAGACGGTGTAAACCAGGCGGTCCTTGCGGTGGTAGATCTGCCAGACCACCGCATAGACGTTCGACTGCATGTCTTGGTAACGCGCGTCCCTTGTCACGTCGACATAGGGCAAGGTGCCCTGATCGGTGTCGGAAGGATTGGTGATCCCGTCGGCTCGCCACGCACGATAGTTCTGCCCGACATCGACCTTGTAGATCTCCTCAATCTGGTCGGGCGTCATAAAGAACTCTTCAGCGACCCAGTCGGCGCCAAGAAACTCGCGGATGCTCTTGCACTTCAGATCGGGGATGATGTTGGTGCTTTCCGGGTAGTCGAAGACCAGCCCCTCGCGGATTATCAGCTGCGGCGTACTGGCGAGGGACTGGATCGCCAGCCGGAGCTCTTCCGCCTTGGCCTCTTCAAGCTGGAATTTCTCGTCAGCCAGGTCAGCGCTCAAGCGCTCGATCGTCGCCAGCTGCTCGCTCATATCGGCGATCCGCGCCTCGACATCGGGGCGCATCCGCATGGCGCGCTGAAAACCCAATTTGACGTAGGCGACCCCGCAACAGATGGCTCGCCGCGTGGCGAGTTTCATCATCGTCTTAAACGGGTGCACCTGTTCGTCGACGTTGTAATTGTAAAGTAGCCGCAGGGTGTTCGCGACCTTGTCGAGCATCGAATTGTAAGCGTGCACCCGCTGCGCGTCTTCGATGATCGCCTGTGACGACTGGTCGACCGGCAAGCCTAATTGCCCGGCCAGCTGGCTATTCTGCTGGGCCATCGCCAGGGATTGCAGGGAGCCATCCCAGATCGTCGCAATCATCCGCTCGCGCCGGCGCGCGGTGATCGTCGGGTTGCTGGCGTAGATCGCCGCGGTGCGGTTCTGCACGTGGCGCAGCGCGATGTTGCAGATGTAGCGGTCGTCATCCATCCCGGTCGAGTTGGGCCATTGCTTGCCCAGGGTGAAATCCATCGATTTGCGCATGCGCTCAAAGGCTGGCTTCCAGTGCTGCCGGGCGCGCATGACGCGGGCATTCCACACCTTGACAAGCTCGGCGCGCGGCCGCGGCGGATCGGGTCGCTCGCGCGGGATCTGGGTCGGGCGCTTACGCCCTGACGGGAGATCGTCCTGGTAGGGCGCCTCGGGCTGCCAGTTCTGCGCCCCAGGATCCAGAGAACCAGGGGAGGATGGACCGCGACTGTCACTCATGTCGTGTTACCACCCCGCGGTCTGCGTGCTGATACGGTGCGTGCGATCGTGATCGGCACGCTGTTCTTTGAGCCAGCCCCAGGTGTAGGGGGTAAGGCCGGGGTCGCGCTGTTTGGGTCGGCTGGGCGCCGCCTGTTGATCCAGGCCAAGACCGATATAAGCGAGGGCGTCGACAAAATCGTCGTGCGCATCGTGCGGAAAGCGGAGGATCTGATCGCGTGCCTGGAGCCACCACGGGGCCAATTCGGGAAAGTGCACCTTGCCCATCGCCATGCGCCCCTGGATCGACTGCGCCCGGGTCTGCTTGTCGGCGATCGGGGTGACTTCGACGATGGTGCAATAGGTGTGCTCCTCCAGCATGCGCTTGCGCAGAAAGGGGCCGATCGACTTGGAGATATGAGATTTTTCCGCCCACCAGAAGATCGGCCGCTGGGTGCGCATGGTCTTGAGCATCGCCTCGACCACGGTGTCGGTGCTGGCCTGGCGCCACCACACGTGTTGGAGGATCCAGATATCGTCGTGCTCGTCGATCCCGACGGGGATGATGCAGGTTCTATCGCGCCCCTGGAGGAGGCTGACCGCGTGATCGCTGGCGACGTAATAGCGCAGCTTCTTCGGCAGCTGGTTGGGTCGGTAGGTCTTGATGTGCTCGGCCTTGAAGAACGCGCCGCCCTCCGGCGTCGGCCGGTTCTGGTAGAGGGCGGCAAAGCCACGGGCGTCGGCTTTCTGAAGGTTGAGGAGATATTCGCGGCCAAATCTGCCGGGCCATAAGGGTTCTCCTTTACGGCGTCCCAGGACGTCGTTTTCTTCGGCCAGAGCCGGCAGATTAATGATCTTCCAGCGCTTGGCCTCTTCTTGGTTGTAGAGATCGTTGGCCGGGTCGGTGAGCCGGCCGACAAGATCGTCCATGTGCCATCGCGTCGATACGATGAGGGCGCGACCGCGCTCGTCCATCAGACGGGTCATCACCACCTGGTTAAACCAGTTCCACAGGTGTTCCCTGATCGTCGGGCTGTCGGCCTCTAGGCGGTCTTTGAGCAGATCGTCCAAAACCAGGATGTGACCGCCGCGGCCGGTGAGCGAGCCCTTCTTGGATGAGAAAATCAACTGCCCGCCCTGGATTGTGCGCAACCGGTCGGCCGACTTGGTGTCATCACGAAGCTTGGTGTGGGGAAAGACCTGGGCATAGGCCGGAGATGTAATCACATCTCGGCAGCTGCGGCCGACGTCCTGGGAGTAGGTCTCGTTATACGTCCCAAAGATCACGTGCTGGGACGGCTGCCGACCGATAAACCAGGCCGGCAACATGATACTAACAAGTTGGGTTTTCCCGTGCCTGGGCGGCAGGGTGATGATGAGGCGCGGGATGCGACCAGCCTCGAACTCCTCCAGGGCCGCGCCCATGATGCGGTGAAATTTCTGGGCATCGTACAGCGAGCGATCGACATCGTCGGGCTCGGAGGGGAACGGCATCATCAACTTGGTAAACGGGATCAGTTCTTCACGCGCCCGTTCGAGCGCGATCATGCGCTTCAGGAGGGTTTCGTAACGCTCGGTGGTCGGGTCGATGGTCATCAACCGCGCCGGATACCGGTGCGCGGCAGGCTGCCGATACCGGGGCGCAGCGGGAGGCGACCGCTGGGGCCCTGCGGCATACCAACACCACGGACACCGGCACCCGGCGGGGTCATCGGGTTGTAGCCGCCGGGGGTGGCGCTGTTCGGGGCGCCCGGCGGGGCCACACCGGTAAAGGCTCGACCGGGCAGCGAGACTGGCGACGGGGCACCCGGAATACCGGGTGCCCCGCCCGGCGCTGGAGCTCCGACGCCGCCGGGGGCGATGCTTCCTGGTAGGGATCCTGCCCCCATGCCGGGACCCGGTAGACCAGGAGAAGGACCGCCGCTCGGGGCTGCGCCGCCGCCGGGCGGGGCTAACGCCGCTGGGCCGCCCGGGAGGGGAGGAGCCTGCGGCGGTAGTCTGGAAGGGATACCCGCGGTCGGCGGCAAGCCGCCGCCGCCGGCGCCAAGCAGACCAGCGCCGCCGGGCATGCCGACAGCCTGCATGTTGCCGCCTTGGCCCATCTGAGCCATCGCCGCTTGCATCTGCTGCATGAATTGCGGGGTACACATGGCGGATTTCTTTCAAGTCATGGTGAAGGCGGGGGTCGTGGCGCTCTTGAGGGGAACGATCGACGAGGCTTGTGCGGTCGCTGGGCCAGCGGCGAGGGTGTTGGCGGGGAAGGTCGTGGTGTAGGTCCCGGGGGTGCCGGGGGTGACCGGGGCGCTGCGGATCGCCACGATCGCGGCCGCCTGGGTGAGTTGAACCTGGACCGCCGGCGGGAGGTAGAGGATGGTGGGATCGACATCGATCGTACCGGAGACGACGAGGGCAGCGGTGTGCGCCTGGCCAGCGGGGGTTGTTATGGCGAAGGTTGCGCCAGGCCCGGAATGGTACTCCCTGAAGGACTGCCGGAGGATCTTGAAGACCGCCAAGGTCGGATGCGGCGGCGGGGCCGAGACTGCGAGGGGAGCCGGGGCCGGGGCCGGGGGCGGGGCGTCTTCCGCCTGGGCTTCAGCTTCCGGCGCGGGTTCTTTGGTTTTCTTGGGCATCCGAGGTCTCCTAAACTGCGGGCGCTTCAACGACAGCCTCGTTGGACTTGGGCGCATCGGCCGAGCCATTGGCGTTAACCGCGCTGACGGTGCAAGTCATCGTCTTGCCGACATCATCGGGGTCCGTGATGTCGTAGCGCGCGTCGTCGATACCAGCATCCGCGCCATCGAGCTGCCACAGGTAATGATATTCAGTGGGTTCTCCCACCCACTCGCCCATGGTGCAGACCATTTGCGCGCCCTCCTGGTAGACGTGAGGCACCGCCAGGTTGATCGGGGCCGAGTTCGCCGGGAGCATCAGGGCGATATCGCCGGAAGTCTCGGTATATTTGGGGGTGCCGACCCAGATCCGCGGCGCGGCTGGGGCGTCCGGGGGCGCGACCTCGACGTAGAGTTCCCCCGCAGCAAGACTGCCGGCTTTTGGCGGCAGAAAACCGACGCGGTAGGTACTCATCAGAGTGACAGTTTCGAGATCAACAGTCATCTTCACTTCTCCGAAAGAGCGGGTTCCTTGCTCAAGCCAGCAACGTAATCCTTCCCTCCGTTAGAAGGCGCTTAGTGCTGTGCGTTTCCATGTATTCGTACCAACGCAAACATATATGTAACTTGTATCCGCCTCGATGGTGCCTGTATTGCAGGCAGCACTGGAGCTAGCCGGCGTGTTGAACGTAGGCAGTCTTATCTGCCCGGCCCCCGCAATTTCAAATAATGGCGTGCTACCGCCACCATTATAGAAATTGAAGCTGCCCGTGCCGGGGACCGACAATTGAAGAGGTATATTAACGTCGGTGCCATTGACGGCGATGGCCGGCGGTATCGCGACAGTCCCAGCGGTGAACTGCAAGTAAGACGTGGCATTGTTGAACAGGTCGATCACCACGTTTTTCGACCGGGAGTAAGTGTCCTCGACTACCAACCCTTGGGAGGCGAAATTCAGATTCATCGAGGTCAACCCCCCGGCGAGCGTCGTGCTCGCATAAATCTGGGCCGCTGGGCTGGTGGGATTGGCGTTACCCGGTCCCAGCGACCAGAAGTCGATCGCCTGCATTCGCCCGAGTTGGATCGCTGGGACCGGCGTCGTATCGGTATCGACGCCACTGGCGCCCAGGATTGCGTTGGCCGCGAAGTTGATGCCTACCAGAAAATGCCCGCCGGGGGCTGCACCGCCTCCTGCATTATTAAGAATGCCGATTCCATAGGAGCAATCACCGTTGGTGATTGAGGGATCTCCGCAAGCAATCTGCGTATTGATCAGTTCGCTGCCCGACCCGCTGCGAAACCCATACGGCGAAATACCCAAGGGGGTAAGCGCGCTAGGACCAACATTGATGATGTCGAACTCGTTGGCCTGCGCCGGGCCCCTAGATCCCGGGTAAGCTCTGGTCTGCCCGAACACTCCATAGGCCGAATGCGTCACGTTGGCGCTGTCCTGCAACGCGATGCCGCCTACCCCGAACGTGTCGCAGGGCGCCGACGTTGTGCACAGCGCCATATCCGCGCCGCCAGTGATGGCGAACCCCCCGACATTCGAGTGGGTCAGCGCCGTCATCGTCGTGATCTCGGTGGTGTTGGGGATATTGTTGATAATGAAGTTGTTGGTCCTGGTGCTTCCCGGCGGCCCCATATAGGAAGGCGGGGCCGCCGTAAGCGTGCTGAACGGCACTGGCTTCGCCGGCTGCTTCGCGGTCGGGCTGGGATTGCCAAGCACGGTCTGCGGCGGGATGTTGCCAGAGTTCTGGGCGAGCGCGGGAAAGCCGGCAAACGCCAGCGCACCGGCCAGTGCCAGGACCAGCCGGCAGATCATACCGTCCCCCACAAGGTGCCGAGCCACATCAGGGTCACCGAAGCAAAATCCGAGTAAAGGGTGTATGTCGCGTTATTGTCGATGGTTGCCGCGGCGGCGATGGTGATCGGGGTGCTGCCGGCCGTGCCGAGCGCATCCTTGACGGTGACCATCTGTCCAATCACACGACCATTGCCGATGGTAATCGTCGCACCGCCGGGTACCTGGACCAGAAGCGTGTAATTCGCACCGGTGGGCGGGGTAAAGCCGCCGGAGTTAGTAAAAGGCGGCAGGGTAAAGGCTTGCGGCAGCGTGAAAACAAAGATCTGCACGATATCGCCGGCGACGGCGGGCTGGGTGAGGGTGATCCGGTTGGCCACCCCTGTTTCGTTGTAGTCATCGGTTGGGGTCAACAGGAGACCGCGGCGGAAAACCTGGGTGCGCTGCGGGATAGAGGGGTCGAGCAGCAAGGTGCTGCCGTTCCGGTCGGGACCCTCGAAAACCGTCTGAGTGGTGGTGGCGACGTAGACGTAGCGAGCGGTGTTGGTCGGCCCCGGTGGCAAGGCGTTCTGCCAGTTTTGCACCTCCTGGGACGCATGATTGGCCCACCAGCGCGAGGACCAGTGATCCCCGGTGACATCCATAAAAGCCAGGATATTAGGCGGGATAGTGTCCGGCATGTACTCAGCCCAGGCCCCCGCCAGGGTCGCGTAGTCCGAGGCCGCGGCAGTACCGTCCTGCCCGGCGATCTCGGGCGGGGTGAACCGCGGCTGGGTTTTCAGCGAACCATCGCTGTTGAGGCTGGTGCCGACCCAGGCGATGACATCCGAGATCACCTTGGCAGTCCGAGCGTACTCACTGTCGAGTTTGTCACCGGGGGGTGGCGCGGTGGGGTTGTTCACCTGGAAAGAGGTGAAAGAATACTGCGGCTTAAGCGGCTTGGGTTGAGGTGCGCTCATGCTCGTTCCGTCTCTAAGGCCGTGACCTTGCCAGTCAGCTCCTGCACCGCCTGCCACAGCACCGCGACGAGACCGCCGAGGTCGATACTGTCAGTCTCGCCGCCCAGCACTTTCGCCACGTCCTGAGCAAGAAAACCGCGGTTGAACCTGTCCGAAAAACCCGGCGGGGCGTCATCCAGCGGGTTCCAGCGGAAGCTCTTGGGCTCGATCGCCGCGACCAAAGGCAGGCACTCGGGAAGCGGCTCGATGTCGTGTTTGAGGCCGGCGTCGGACGTGAGGAGGACGTTGTTGGCGTAAACCTGGGTCGCGTTGAGCGTGCCAGCGCCCTTGTCGCCGCCCGTAGGCGCGCCGACCTGAACGCCCGGACCCACCGTCAGCGTTGTCACCATCGTGTTCGTGCCGGGCGTTTTCGAACTCACCAGGAGACGCGTGCCCGAGGCGGATGTGCTCCAATTCTCGCTAGCCGCAAACTGCAGGCTGCCGCCGCCCGAATATGCCGAACCGTTCCAGCCCTCTGCGTCGATCACGCCTAACTGCGCGCCACTGTTAATCGCAGCGGGCGAAGCGGGCGTGCCGCCGGCCCGGCCCATCGACAGGACCGGGTAGACGGTGTTCGATGCGACATATCCGGCAAGATAACCAGCGCCCGGTCCAAACGATCCCCAAACATCGTGCGCCACGAGCGGCCCAGTCCCGGCCCCCAAAAGAAGCGACTGGGTAAAACCCGCGCCGGCATTGGCTAGCGTCGGCAGCGGCAGCGTCGTCACGCCGGTGCCGCCCTTGGGCACAGTAACGGTCGCCAGCGTCACGGGGATCGTGGTCGTCCCCGATCCCGATGCGTCACCGCTGAGCGTGATGGTCTGGTTGCCCGCGATGTAAGGCCCCACCGTCGCGCCGTTGATATACGCGAAGAACCCGCCCGCCGAGGTCGTCCACATATCGCCGTTGACGGGCGCCGTCGGCGCGACACCGTGCGGCATGGTGAGGCTTGCTCTCCCCGCCGCGCTCGCAACCGTCGTGATTTTGCCCACAAAGGTCGGGGAGAGGATCGGCGCCGCGCCAAGGCTGGTCAGCGCGGCGGCAGCGGTGCTTGCTGCGGTGCCGCCGTTGGCGATCGCTACAGGGGTCGAGAGGTTGAGCGTGACCGCGCCGGTTGTGCCGCCGCCGCTAAGGCCGGTCCCCGCCGTGACCGCCGTGATCGTGCCGCCCGCGCCGGTCGCACCGGTCGCCCCGGCCGCGCCGGTCGCCCCCGTAGGACCGGCAGCACCCGCACCCCCAGCCGTCCCGGGCGATCCTGTCGCGCCCGTAGGCCCGGTAGGCCCCGGCACTATCGAGGCGGCGCCGGTCGACCCGGTCGGGCCCTGGGGCCCGGCGGGGCCGACCGGCCCCGAGGGCCCGGCCGGGCCAGTCGCGCCGCCGCCGGGGCCGATCGGGCCCTGGGGCCCGGCGGGGCCGGTCGGGCCGGGCGGGCCTAAGTGGTTGACGTCGAACACCGTGGCCGCCTGGTTGGCCCACCAGCGCGAGGACCAGTGATCACCGGTGATCCCCATGATGGCGAGGATGTTGGGTGGGATCGGGTCGGGCATGTGCTCGGCCCAGGCGTAGGTAACGTCGGCGTAAGCCTGGCAAGTCGCGACATCCCCCGCGGTGTCGCGGGCAGCGTTGCCGGTCTCGACGTAGAAAGCCTCGACCTCGTCCACCCGATCGTGCGCCGCGAGGGCCGCCGCCGCCGCGGTGCGTGCAAAACCGGCGGCCTCGGCGGCGGCGGCCTGGGCGCGGGCGTTGCCGGCATCGGCAGCTTGAGCCGCGGCCGAGGCCCCGGTCGCGCTAGTCCCGGCCGCGCTGGAGGCAGCCAGGGCGTTCTTCACCAGGCCCGCGACCTGGGTCGCCGCGGTGGCGACGATATCGTCGAAAAGCCCAGGGATCAGCTGGGTTTTGCCGACCGTGGCAGAACGCAACGAACCGTCGGAATTGAGGCTGGAGGAGGCCCAAGCGAGGGTCTGAGAGAGGGCCTTATCGGTGCGCGCAAGTTCACCGTCGAGCTTGTCACCGGGAGGGGCGGCGTGGGGGTGGTAGACTTGGTGATGGGTGAACGAAAACTGCCGCGCCGGGAGCACAGGCATCGGGGCGTGCTTACCGTTCACCACCGGGATCTGCATGTGCTGGTCTGCGTCATAACCAACTGTACTCGACAAAGGCTTTCTCTGGCAATCCCCGACGACGACCCTTCTCATCGGGCTATCTATCTGATAAAACAGACAAAAGTTAAAGTTGGCGCGCTTCATCCCGCAGGGGGTCATATAGGGCGCGGGCCGCGGGGGGATCCCCGGGGGGTGCGGACTTCGCCAGCTGGCCACGGTCTGGCGTCCCAGGACGCGCTGTCCTGAGCCAGGACGCGGAACGCGTTTATTATCAAAGGCTTAGGGCCTCAACGCGTAGCAGTTGCGCGCAACCTAACCAGTTCGTTCTCTAACTGTTCACGTGTCATAGTTGATAACGGACTGTCACTAACATCCTGAGCTTGTGACTGAAGCCTACCAATATGGCCGTCGAGCTCGGCTATGGTACGTAAGGCAGTGACCCTAGCCGATGCCGGAGCTCGCCTATCTCGGCTCAGCTTTTCGAGCTCGGTTCTGGTCACATTCTCCTTTCGTACCAATGGCTTAGACGCTGGTGCCGGATCGAACAAATCTGAAAACGAGGGGAGGGGTTCGGGTACTCTCTGGCTCGCATCCTGCGTCCTAGCTAGCACCCTTTCAGCGCGTTGTTTTTGCTTACGTTTTCGCCATACTTCACGCTGGGACGCGGTTCTAATGTCCTGGGACTTACGTCCCGCGGCTAGCTTACGCCGATCGATTTCCCGCAGGCGTTCCAGAACATCAACCGGCATTGCGCAGCGTCCTAATCCAACCGTTGGGATCAACATCCCGCTGGCAAAACCGCACCAGCAATTCCTTGGCTCGCAAGGCGCCGCGCCAATGCGCTTCCCGCAGCTGTCGCCATACCGCTAGCCGGGCAAGATCGATCGGGATCAATCCCTCCCGTTCGAGCTGACGCAGAACACGGTTCGCCCGTTTATGTGGGTTCATGCTGACATGAGCATGCCCCCGTCCCGCATGCCGAAAACATACGTCCCGACCGCGGGACGCGGGACGTCGGCAAACATGACATTTCGGCATTGTCGCAAAGCTACCGCGGTCTTCCGGCCGGATCACGTGGCGCGTCATTGTCCTGCTGTCCTGTCCTGTATGTTTTTGCCTTTGACAGTCCTTACAGACAAGAATAAAAGGATATTCGGTTCCGTATGTATGTACGGAAGCCGATAACAAAAGACTATTGGACCTAACTACTTAGACAGGACTTGAAAAGATGAGACTAACAAACGAGGAACGCGCGGCACTACGCCGAGCGGTAAATGCGCATCCCGACCTAAAGAAAATCGCGCCAGACGTGCACGTTTCCAGCCTTAACAAGGATGGTTTACTTGCGCTGGCCACCAGTCTCGGGATCGATCCCGCAACCATGCAGGTAGCGGCACCTGTCGTTACTGCACCAATACACAAGGCAGAGGTTATGGGCGATAGCGAAGAAATTTGCATCCCGGCGCCCGACGCGATCGAAACCGCCATTGATGACGAGCTCGCTCGCATCCGTGGGTTGTTAACCACGGGAGGTTTCGCGCAATTGGATGGCGTTCTACGCGACCTGGTGCGCGAGGCTAAGAAGCCAGCCGAGATTATCTACCAGGTAGGCAATGGCACCACGGCACCCGCCGTGCCGCATGCTCGTCCCATCGCCAAAGCAACATGGGGTAAAACCTTTGGTATTCGCGGCGCAATGGCGTCCCGGGAAGTTACCCTGTGGGATGCTCAGGACGCGCCGGTTATCGATCAGCATTACGTCTGGCCGGATAGCCTATCCGCCGTGCTGAGCCAGCTAGCGCGCAAGCGCAACGTGTTTCTCACTGGCCCGAAAGGCGCCGGTAAAACCACGTTTGCCGAACAGCTGGCCGCGCGACTGCATCGCCCGCTGTCGGTTATCAGCTGCGATGGCGGTTTAGAGGCTATCGAACTAATCGGCCAAAACCTGCCAAAGGATGGCGGTTTCGCATGGCAGGATGGCCAATTGCTGCAAGCAATTCGGCGTCCCGGGACCATCATTCTGGTAGACGAGCCAAGCGTTGCACGTCCTAGCGCGTTGTTCGTGCTCCAACATCTTTTGCAGTTCCGCGAGATTTACATTCGCGAGACTGGCGAAAAGATCCCGTGCGCCCCTGGCGTTTGTTTTCTCGCCGCGGACAACACCAATGGCACGGGCAACGGCGCCCGTCGTGGCTTTACCGATACCAATCGGATTAACGCTGCGACGCTCGATCGTTTCGGCATCATGGTCGCAGTGGAATACCTGCCAGCCGATAAGGAAGCACGCGTTCTGGTCGCGCGCACGGGATGCACGCCAGCGCTGGCCGATATCCTGGTCAACGCCGCGGGACTAACCCGCACCGTGGCCGCTAGTGGCAACCTTGTCATGCCCATTGGTCTCCGACAGCTGTTGTCGTGGGCCGAATTGCTCACCGATGGCATAGCACCGCAAACCGCCTTGGAGCTCGCAGTGCTCAACAAGGCCAGCGAAGCCGACGTAGAAACTCTACGCCAGCAATGCATGCTGACCATCAACCGCCAAGCAATCGCGGATGCCCTGGCTAACACCGCGGCGCCGGCACCGGCCGCTCCCGTAATTGCTGGCCAATTCTCCCCATCAGACGAGGAATAAACCCCAATGTTTAGCAACCATATCGTTCCCTATGCCGCTGTCGTGACAGCGGCACGGGATACCGCGGAGCGTATATGCGCCCGCGGCCGAAACCCTATCCGCGTGACTGTCACAACCTTTGGCGGAACTACTGCCAGCGTAAAATGGGATGATCGGGAGGCAACGCTAAACCTCCCGACCATGCCGGCATCGCAGATGCTGTCACGCGCAGAGGCAAACCAGATTGTCGGACTGATCGCGCACGAGTGCTGCCATGTCATGCATACGTCGTGGCCAGACTGGCTTGCGGCCGTGCAGGATGGCACCGCGATCAAAGAGTTAACCAACGGGATCGAAGACGTGCGAATTGAAGCACGCGAGATAGCCCGTAAGGCACTCCCGGGACTGAAAGACGCGCTCTCCGACACCATGACAATGATGCATGGCAAGTCGCTTGCCGCGTGTGAAGCACGCGGGACGCCGATCGGCACCGTGGCAAGCGATGCGTCTTACGTCATCGCCATGCTGGGGCGCCTTGCCAATGACTACAACGTCCCATGCGCCAAGAACCTTGGCACCGGGATCGCACCAGCATGGCGTCCCGCGATCGATCATGCGTTGCAACGCATCCCGGGGCTAGCCAATACGGCCGCGGCGCATGCCTTGGCGATTGAAGTGCTGGCCATGCTGAAAGCGGCCGCGCCGCAACCCGTGCAACCGCAACCGAGCGATCAGGATGACTCCCAGGGCTCCCAGGATGGCGATAGCGATCAGGATGGCTCCCAGGGCTCCCAGGATGGCGATAGCAATCAGGATGGCTCCCAGGGCTCCCAGGATGGCGATAGCGATCAGGATGGCTCCCAGGGCTCCCAGGATGGCGATAGCGATCAGGATGGCTCCGAGAGCGACCAGGATGGCGATAGCGATCAGGATGGCTCCGAGAGCGACCAGGATGGCGATAGCGGCGATACCGGCACCGGTGCCGGCGGGATCGATGACGATGCGTGGCTAAACGCATCGCCATCGGTCGACGATATCGCCGCAGACAAGGGCGCCAAAGATATCCTTGGTGAACGCACGCTGAAGCGTACATGCCTGAACAATTTCCGCCGCGCCAACTATCGAACGGGAGACGGGACGAACTACCCCTACCTAACCGACCCCATCAAAAACCGCATCCCGCGGCCAGCATTGCTAGCCGACAGCGTTTCGCGCCTAGTCCTGAGCGAAGCACGCAATACCAACGATCGCTACTTGAGCTCGGGACGCTTCGACCGGCGCGCGATCGGCCGCGCGTCGTGGGGCGCCAGCAACGTGTTCGCACGTAAGGCTTACGCTCCCGGGGTCGAAACCGCGGTATTCCTGTTGGTCGACGGTTCCGACAGCATGCGAGCAGACGCTCGCATGGTCGACGCGCAATCCTTGGCCTACCATCTAGGCCAAGCGATCGACGATGCCGGCGCCCAATGCGCCATTGGCGCGTTCTATGCCGATGGCACGCGAGCTGCGCGAGAGATAATGCGACAATTCGATATCGGCATCGTCATGGCCAAGGATTGGCATGAGCCTGTCGACCTTGGCCGCATCGCCGCGCTAACCCCGGATGGCATCACGCCGCTATCGGCCGCGATCATCGCGGCCAGCGAATTGCTCGCCGCGTTGGACGTCGACCGACGCATATGCCTGCCACTCACCGATGGCCAGTGCGATCTAGGTCCCGATGCCGTGCGCGATGCCTGCGCCATCGCCGCGACAATGGGCGTCGAAGTAGGAGGCTTAGGGATCGGTGGCGGCACAGATTGCGCCGGCACCTTCCCGGTAGGTATCGACCTTGGCGCCGGCGCCAACGTATCGACCGCGGGATTGAACCTGCTCGTCGACATGCTCGAAAGGGGTCGCGCCTAGTGCGCGGCCTTTTGATGCTGCTAGGGATGTTCCTGTGGCTTGCGTTCGCTGTCGCTCGCGAGGGTAAGGGCGAGCACCCCTACACGCTACCAGCGCCGGATAGCGATCCGGCGCCAACCGTGCGACAGCCGCGCGACTAACGCGCTTAGCTCCGACCCATCCCGGGCGCCAGCAATGGCGCCCGGGTTTTTTTATGTCCAGGGGCTCGACAGCCAGGGGCTCGACAGCCAGGGGCTCGACAGCCAGGGGCTCGACAGCCAGGGGCTCGACAGCCAGGGGCTCGACAGCCAGGGGCTCGACAGCCAGGGGCTCGACAGCCAGGGGCTCGACAGCCGCCCGAGCGGACCCAAACTCACGGCGAAAAACTCACGGCGATTTTTGTCTTTACTCACGGCGAAACTCACGGCGC